ACCGCTCGCAGCCGCGCATGGACTGGATCGACGTCCTCGACGAGCCCTACGACGGGCCCGTGCCGGCGCTCGGTCGCCTGCCCTCGAGGACTAAGCGCTGGTGGGACGTGGTGACCCGCATGGCCCACTGCGTGATCTGGACTGAGGCCGACTGGCAGTTCGCCATCGACACCGCGCACGTACACGCGGCATGGGTGCGCGAGGGCAAGTCCGGCGATGCGGTCGAGTTGAGGATGCGCGAGAAGATTCTGGGCACGACGTGGGATGCGCGGCGCGACCTGCGCATCCGGTACGTCGCTGGCGTGACCGAGGAAGAGGATCCCAAACCGCTCTCGATTGAGGAACGGCGCCGGGAGTTGCAGGCGTGACTACGGTTAGCGAGGTTGTCGACCGGATTGTCATGGGGCCTTCGTGGACCCGCGACGATGATGGCCGGTTCATCCTTCCTGAACGCTCCCTCGGCTGGGCAGCAATCGATTGGGCAGAAGAACACATCCTGCAACCTGACGGTCCAGACGCCGGTGATTCCTGGCGGTTCTCGAAGGAACAAAAGCGCCTGATCTTGTGGTGGTACGCAATCGATGAGCGCGGGCGGTTCCTCTTCGACCGCGGAATGCTCAGGCGCATGAAGGGTTGGGGGAAAGACCCCTTCGGTGCCGTCATTTGCCTGATCGAGTTTGTCGGGCCTTGTCGGTTCGGTGGCTGGGATGCGAGCGGCGATCCAATCGTCGTGCCGTATTACGCCGCATGTGTACAGATCGCAGCCGTCTCTGGCGACCAGGTCAAGCGCAACACTATGAGCCTGTTCCCTGCCATGATCTCACCCGCCATGATTCGAGAGCACGAGATGGACGTGGGCAAGGAGATCATCTACGCCTATCGAGGCCGCTGTCGCATCGAACTGCTGACCAGCTCCTCGAGGTCTACGGAAGGCCCACGCCCGAGCTTTATCCTGAAGAACGAAAGCCAGCACTGGATAGCCTCTAACGGCGGCGATGACATGGCGGAGGTGTGCGCGCGGAACGTTGCGAAGTCGCGCGACGGTGCAGCGCGGATGCTCGCAATCGCTAACGCGCACGCCCTCGGAGAGGGTTCAGACGCAGAACTGGACTATGAAGCTTATCAGCTACACGCCCCGCGGTTCTTCTATGACAGCATCGAGGCGTCTCCCGTGGTGCGCGACAAATTAGAGCGCCTCAAGAAGGCGACGGACCTGCCGGACGCCGAACGGGACGCGCTCAGAGGCGAACTGATCGGCGAACTGGAGTGGTGCCGCGGCGACTCCGTATGGCTGGACGTTGAACGCCTGTTGTCTGAGTGCGAGACGCCACAAACGAAGCTCAGCATGGCCTTGCGGTTCTACTTCAACGTCCTCGCCGCAGAGGAAGATCGCGCCTTCGACCGCGACCGCTGGGCGCAGTTGGCGAAGCCGCTCTACAAGGCCGAGCCTCGAGCGCTGATCGTGGCGGGCTTCGACGGCTCGGTGAGCAACGACCACACGGCACTGATCGCGACGGAGGTCGCTACCGGGCACCAGTGGGTAGCGGGCTACTGGGAGCCACGCCTGATCGACGGCGAGTTCCGCATACCGATAGCCGAGGTTAATGCGGCGGTGGCCGACTTGTTCGACCGATACGACGTGTGGCGGCTGAACTGTGACCCCTACTACTGGCGAGAGCAGATCGACGCCTGGGCCGGCCGATGGAACACGCAGGACAAGAAGCCGATTGTGTCGTGGGATACCACGAGGCTCAAGCAGACGGCTGTGGCGCTGTTGACGTACCACAACGCGATCATGGCGCGCGAGGTGACGCACGACGGCGACGAGAAGTTCACCGCGTGCATCCAGAACGCCTACCGGCAAGAGCAGTACTTCGTGGACGACAACGGCGAGAAGATGTGGACGATCCGCAAGGAACGTCAGGATTCACCGCTGAAGATCGACGCGGCGATGGCCGGGATGCTGAGTTGGGAAGCTCGTAGCGCTGCGGTGGCGGCTGGGATGCTGGATAAGTCCGAATACGCAGGAGTGTACTTCGCGTGAAGAACGAGCAGAGGCAGTACAAATACCTCATAAACCGGCTGCGCATGGGGTCTCGCGACTGGAGCAAATCGGACGCGGAACTCTTGGAGTGGGGCGCGTCGCGCTCTGACGAGGAACTGCTAAAGATTCGCTGTTTCGGGATAGGTTGCCTCACGCTCCTTCGCTCAATAGCGAATGCATGGGAAGCAGCGGGCCTCGTGGAGGTCCAATGAGCATTGTCAAAACGGTGAGGGCGATAGGCAGCGTGTTGGACGCTGAGGACCGCAAGGTAATCGGGCAGTTGTTAGTGATCGTCGGCGCCTTCCTGGTTATGGCGGTCACGTTGGGCGCCTCTGTAGGGTTGGCGTTCAGGATGTTCGACCTGGCGGCTGGAGGCTGAAATGGGCCTGATCGCATCGACTCTCAAACTGGCATCGGTGAGGAACTTCGCGGCGTCGGTCCCGGTATGGCAGAGCGGCATCGCTCAGTTGCCGGACTCGAACTACCAGACGTTCGCCCGAGAAGGCTACATGAAGAACGAGCTGGTTTACGCCTGCGTCGAGGAGCTATCTACGTCGGCCGCAGAGCCCGTAATGATGGCGAAAACTGGCGATAGATGGGTGCATTCAGGGCCAATTATCGACCTTTTGAACCACCCGAACCCCTTTATGGACCGGTTTGAGTTCTGGGCGACGATCATCATGTACCGGAGCCTCGCCGGGAATGCCTACATTCTCAAGGTGCGCTCTGGCGCTGGTAGGGTGGTCGAACTGTGGCTCATGCGCCCTGACCGCGTGAAGGTCGTCCCCTCGAGGACGGACTACATCTCGCACTACACCTATGACGTCGGTGGCGGCGAGGTGATCAGGCTTCCAGCCGACGACGTGATCCACATCAAGACCCGACACCCGGTGAACGACTGGTACGGCATGCCTCCCCTCATGGCGATCTCCGGTAGGACGGACATCGACAACTGGATGAAGGACTTTGTTAAGTCGGCGTTCCAGAACGGCGGTATGCCGGGTGCGGTGCTGTCGATCAAGCAGAAGGTCACGCAGGAACAGAAGGACGACATTCGCAACAGGTTCCGCGGCAACTTCTCCGGGCCGCAGGGCTGGCACGAACTCCTAGTCCTGGACAACACCGAGGCGTCCTACACGCCGATGTCGATGCCGCTGGGCCAGCGAGGTCTAGTGATCCCCGAACTAGACGAGATCGAGGAAGCGCGAATCCCGATGGCGTTCGGCGTGCCGCAGTCGCTGATCGGCACACGCACCAGCTACCAGAACGGCGGTTACGCCAACAAGCGCGCCGAGGAACAGCACTTCTGGACCGGCACGCTGATTCCCCTCTACCGGGAGTTGGCTGGGCCGCTGAACCTGCGGCTGGCGCCCGACTTCCCGCGGATCTCCGAGGTAGCGTTCGACGTAAGCGACGTCTGGGCGCTCCAGGATGACCTCGACAAGGTTCACTCCCGCGCCCGAGAGAACGCCCGCGCCGGCATCTGGTCGGTCGAGGAAGCCCGCGAAGTGACCGGACTCAATGCACGTTGGGCGCCTGACGCGACGTTCCTCGTGCCATCTGCCACGCCACCTATGGCCGGTACGGACCTCGAAGACCCGGTACTGCCCGAACCAGCCACGCCAGCACTGCCGGCGCCTGGTGGTGGTGAATGACGTTGGCACAGGTGTTCCGCTGCTGGAAGTGCAACAAGCGCCTCCCCGTCGACGACGTCGAGGGCGAGATCAAGGCGGTGGTCTACTGCGGTCACTGCCGGTCTGCTAACCGGCTCGAATCGGCTCCCGTGCCTAAGTTCCGCACGCAGATCGAGGTAAAGGCATAGACACTTGACACGTTGCAAAGTCATGCCGTAGCTTGACAGTAGCTAAATAGCACCTAGCGGCCCCTCCTTAGCGAGACGATGCGCGGCCCTCTGGAAACGGAGGGCCGTTTTCTTTGGATCGCGAAACCAAGTCGATAGCCATCAAGGAACTGTCCGACGAAGGGCAGATTGAGGCCGTTATCTCGACGTTCGGGCGCGACCGCGACGGCGACGTGATGACGCGCGAAGCCTTCACCGGCTCTGCGGGCAAGTCGATCCCTATGGTCTGGTCGCACGATTGGGCCAAGCCCATCGGTAAAGGCGTCGTGTCCGTCTCTGACGGCGGCGCCATCTTCCGCGGCCAGTTCTTCCTCGACACGCACGACGGCATGGAAGCCTACAAGACCGTCAAGGCGATGGACGACCTCCAGGAGTACTCCATCGGCTTCCAGATCAAGGACGCCGACTCCGGCCACGAGATCGAGGACGGCAAGCGCGTCTACACCCGCACGATCAAGGACATCGAACTCTTCGAGGCGTCTCCCGTGCTGGTGGGTGCTGCGTACAACACCGGCACCATCGCCGTCAAAAGCCCCAAGGGGCAGGCAGACCTACACGAGCAGCTAAAGGCACTACACGAGCAGCACGAGGTTTCGTGCGAGCTGGGCGACGCGTGCCCGATGGCGACCAAGCAGAGTGACAACAAGGGCGAAGAGGACGAGCGGATTAAGCGGCTCCGCGAACTAGAGGCGGTCTTAGGGTATCGCCCGCTCATCGCAGGAAAGGATTAGGGAAATGGCCGACCTCGCACTCCTAAATGAAGAGCTTCAGCAGAACATCGAGCAGCGGGAGGCGCTTCGCAGGAAGCACCCCGGCAAGACGATCCCTGGTGAAGACAGCGTCGAGTTCTCGACGTTGACCAAGCGCTCCGAGACGCTTGTCGACCTCATTGAGGTTGAGAAGCAGCGCCAGCAGGACGCCATGCTGCAAAAGCAGCGCGCCTACTTCGACGAGCCCGTGCGCAACGTGCCGCACACTCTCGACGGTGATGGCGAGAAGGACGACATTCGGCGCCTGCTCAAGGCCGGATGGGAGTCGAAGAACGGCATCCTGTACGCCCCGACCTCGACCGGCCAGATGTTCGCGATGGCGCCAGAGGACGTGCTTGTAGGTCCGATTCCTTCTCAGGCGGGTCAGGGTGAGATCACGAACTACGTCAAGCAGGCTCGGGCCGTCTACCGCCCCGAGTACAAGCAGGCGTGGGTCAAGTACGTCAAGAACTTCGCATACGGCGACTCTCGGTCTTATTCGATGCTGGAGCCGGCAGAGCAGAAGGCGCTCTCGGAAGGGCTCGACCCGTCCGGCGGATACACCGTCCCCCCAGACATTCAGGCGGAACTCGGCGGGCGCCGTGCTCAGACCGCAGTGATGCGCTCTCTGTGCACCGTTCGCCAGACGGTGCGAGACGTATGGCAGATGCCTATGGTCGCACCGCACGCGACGGCGGCGAGCCGCAACATCTACAAAAACGGGTTCGTCGGTTCCTGGGTCGGTGAGACTCCGACTCGAACCGATGTCGATCCGGTGTTCGAGATGTTTACGATCTCGATTCGCAAGGCGAGCGCCTCGACCAAGCTGAGCAACGACCTGATCGCTGACAGCACCGCGGAGTTGCTGAGCCGCTTGTCTTCAGACGGGGCCGAAAACCTCGCGTTGCTTGAGGACTCGGCATTCATCGCCGGTACAGGCGTGGCGAACGAGCCTCTTGGCATCCTGAGCCACCCCCTAGCGCTGACGCTCACCAGCTCAGACGGCATGGCCTACGACGTGGAAGGCTCGTCCTCGAACGCGATCAGCAACTCGGTTTCGGACGCCGGGTCGGCCCCGAAGATCAAGGCGATGTCCTACACGCTGCCTTCGCAGTACGCGGATAACGCCACGTGGCTAATGCGCCGCGGCATTCAGGGCGACATCGCTGCCCTAGTGGACGGCAACGGCCGCCCGTTCTGGAACAGCTACCTGGAGAGCGGCCTCGGTCGCCCTGCGATGAGCATCGAGGGTTCTCCGGTCCGTATCTCCGAGTTCATGGGTACTGACGGCTCTGTGTCGACGACGCCGGCCACTACGCCATTGCTGCTCGGGGACTTCTCTCAGGCGTACATCATCGAGCGGACCGGCTTCTCGGTGCGAATCCTGAACGAGCGATACGCCGAGACCGACCAGACCGGGATCATCATCTTCGCCCGTGTCGGCTTCGGCATGTGGAACTACGACGCATTCAGGACCGGAGTTATCGCCTCCTAAGTAGGCGACCAACAGGGAGGAAAAACGATGGCTGTTATCTCTCACGCAGGGACGCACGTCAAGGTCACAGAAGTGCGGACGACCGCACTTCTGGACAAGGACACTGCCTCGGGTCTGTCGACCTCGAACGGCGTCGACTCGCAGGGTTTCGCCTACACCGAGTTTGACATTGTCCTCGGCAAGATCGTCAACGGCGCCGTATGCGACGCCTGGGTCGTCGAGTCGAACGAATCGAACCTCGGCAACGCGACGAACGCGGTCAACGCTATGAACACGTCGCAGCAAATCGCCGTGGCTCAGTTCGGCACCTCGTCCAACGATGTAGTGCTGACGCTGGGCGTCTACCGCCCGACCAAGCGCTACGTGGGCGTCACCCTCAAGACGGCGACGCAGAACATCACGAACGTTGCGGTCGTGGCTCGGCAGTACCCCTCTGACGGCAAGAGCCCGCCGTCTGAGACGGCGACGGCGTACCAGTACGTTTCCATGCGAGCGAGTTAGCTCACATGGTGACAACTGCTGAGGCGAGGGCGACGTTAGCCGACGAATGGCGGGAGAGAAACCCCCAGACGCCGGATGACATCGCAGCGTTCTATCGGGATTGCGT